TCTCATTGTACCGTTTAATGTACCTACAAACTTTGTGTTTGTTGGTGCTTCAAAAGTACCTTCTGTTGTTCTAGCAAATGCTGAAGTTGTAGCTGATTGTAAAACTGTTAATGCTGCAGGAGAAACAACTGCATAGTTACCTGCACCACGTCTTGTACGTTGTGCAATTAAGTTAGCTGTTCTGTTTATTAATACTGCTAAAGCGGCATGTTCATCACCAACGAAAGTAGCAGTACCTGATACTGCAGCCTGGTTGTATGTGAATTCAGTTGCGGCTAATGTACGTAGAGATAATAGAATCTCTTGATCGATTTCAGCAGTGATCTCTTGAGCTAATGCTGCCATGATTTCTGCTTCTACGTCGATACCGTGCATTGCTTGTGCATCTTGAGCTGCTTCAAAAGTCCATCTTGCTTGTAGCTTACGAGTTTTTGCTTCAACTGTTTGCTTTAAGATCTGAACTGAAATATTACGTCCACCTGATCCCTCAAGTATTGCAGTATTTGCGCCAGCATATCCTGCTTGTGCGGCTTGTACTACACCAGCTGTAACTGTTGATGCACTTGAGTATGCTTGTGCAATCTTAAATGGTGACAATGCTTCTTCACCAGCAACTGTTGATGTTGCGGCTATGGAGTTGTCTGTCATTGCGTTAGCATAACGTACTCTTAATGTGTGAATTTGTCCAACTGGACCTGTCATTGGCTGAACACCAACTAATTCGTTAGCAATAACTGTTGGCATAACACGTCGAATAACAGGTAAAATAACTCTGTTTAGTGTTGCAATGTTACCTGAACTTGTTGATCCTGCAGTTGCATTCTCAGCCAAGTGCTTGCGTGTGTTTTCTAAAACAACACCCATTGTAGATCTACGAGTTCCTTGTAAGCCTTCTAGGAGGGCTTCTTTGGTCTCGCTCCATCTGTTTTCTAGTAGTTCTTGTGACATTTCTGTCTCCTTTTTCTTTTAGTTTTAAAGCCCTGCTAGGCGTTTAAGTTCAATAACGTTATTAGCGCCATCATCGTTTTTTATAACCTTTGCAGTTTTGTTACCAGTTTGTTCAGTAAGTGCAGTGGCTTTTTTAATGCCTTTTGTCTCGCTGATTACTGCTGGCAAATATTTTTCAAAAGCGTTCTTCAATCTAGATGTCTGAACGTTTTCAAGTAGACTAGTCATAACAGATCTCTTCTCATCGTTTAGAGGAGACAGAAGTTCGTCCAATGTAGCATCACGCTCATTGGCTTCTTTAATGACTTTAATCTGGTGGTTCTTATTCTCAATAAGCGTCTTAGCTTTGTCTTGAATTTTGATAGCTTCGGCTAACTGTTTATCTTTTCTAACAATAGCTGCATTCAATTTACGTACTTCTGCATTTTCATTTAAATGAGTAGCACCAAATTCAGTAGCATATGCTTCAAAGATACGACGACCAAAATTGTTCTCTCGAGCAGATTTGATGTCTTCTTTTAGTTGGCCCATTTCAGCCTTAAGATGCGTAGAAACAGTTGAAGACATCTTCTTAGCAGATTCTTTTATAAATTTGCTCTTTAGATTATCAAGTTGTCCACGTGCATTTCTAACAAGTCTAACTTTAGTTTCCACTAAGTCTTTCTTATCAGATGCGAACTCTTTGATTTCTTCAGCCAATGCACCAACAACAAATGATTCTAATTTCTCAAAACCAGTTTTTGATGATATACGATCCTTGCGTAGTTCACGTAGTTCTTCTGACAGTTTTTGTACTAAAAAGCCGTTAAACTTGTTAGCATTTTCTGTCATTGACTTGTTAAACTTTACACGATCGTTTGCAAGTGCTTTTTTCTCTTCACTTATTTGAGAAATTTCAGTTGCAAGGCCGTCTGTTACCATTTTATCTAGGGCTTCTACCATCACAGTCTTATCGTGTTCATAGCGTTGTGCAAACTCCTCACGAAGTTCACTACGTACTGTTTCCTTAGCCTCTACCAATTTTGCTTCCCATTGTTCAGCAATAGCTTGGCGAGTATCTTCGTTAACAAGATCGCTATCTAGTAGTGGTTTAATAGCATCTAACATGCGATTCTCCTAAATCTTAAGATCCCTGATTAGACGAGAAACTTCGTCTTTCAGGTACTTTTGTATTTTGCCGTCCGTCCCAGACTCACGAGCCATTTCTAAAATGTGATGTCCATGTTTCATGTTCATCAGTCCTTCATAAATTGCTTTTGGATAAGCATTTGGAGCACTGGGTTGTGCGACAACGTCTACAGTGACAATCTCAAAGTCACTGACACGTCCGTTATGTGGATCAACGTTACCCGATCCACGACTCGAAACGCCCAATCTCACACCGGACTGAAGCATAGTTTTCACTAGCTCGCCCATCGGAGTTGGGAGAATTTTTAGTTTTCCATAACCATTAGGTCCGTCCATCCACATGCTTTCAATCATGTGGCATACACGGTCTAAATTAATTTTGAGGTCATCTGGATGATCTACTTCGCCAAGAACGCTTGTTGTTTTAATTTGTTCGTTCAGTGTATCAACTGCTTCTGCAATTTGACTTACTGGATAAACACGTTCGTTAGCATTTTTCACGTCACCTTGTATGCAGATGCCCTCCATATAGAGATTCTTACCGTCTTTGCCCTCAACGATTTGCATCTTTGCGGCTTCAAAAGTAAGATCTTCTCTTAGGTATAGCTGTCCCATATACTTGGTTCCTTGGCTAGATTAGTCTATAACACTTTTGGTGTTAACACCAGAAGCTTGTGCTAAATCCGGCTTTGGTGCTGGCTTAACATCTGGCTTTGTTGTGTTGCCTTGGTCCATGTATTTTGGTGTTGGGCGACCTTCTTTGCCTTTGTTACCATCATCAAAGTTAACTGGATGTGCATCCATTCCCTTTTGACCTGAGTTTGCGGCTACTGGACTTTTACTAGCTGGTGAAGTTGTTACTGGCTTCGGTGCTGGAACTAAATCTACGTTCTCATTAAAGCCTTCTACTTCTACGTTAACATCAATTGGCTCGTCCATTTTGTCCTGCATGCCATCAATCTCGTCCTGCTCCATGTCAGTATCGCTATCAATGTCAGAGATCTCATCTTGCTCGCCTTCAATGTCGTCTGTGTTATCGTCAACTTGACCCATTAGCTCTTCGAATTCACCCATTAGTTCGTCTAATTTGTCTTCGATGTTTACTACACGGTCTTCTAACTCTTCTTCGCCGTTGTCATCTTCAACGTCGATGTCAATCATTTCAATTTCTTCTTCTTCGTCTTCGAAAGTTGCACCTTGCTCTTCAGCTTCGACTTCGTCAATTAGCTCGTCAACTTGTGATCCACCTAATTCTTCTGATTCATCAATTGGTCCATCGCCTTTACGCTTGCCGTAGTCTCCTCTTGAATCATCTCTACGACCTTTTTTAGAAACATCCTTGTCAGCTATTTTACCATCTTCGGCAGATTCTGACTCGTCTTCTCTATCGTCGAAACCTTGTTTCTTTTCCATGACTTCTTCTTCAGCCATGATTTCTTCATAAATGTCTTTAGACTTATCAACGACTATCTCGTGAAAAAGTGCTTTTGCATTTGCTTCGTCATCATTGATGACATATTCTATTAATTGTTCAAATTTGTTCATTATTTCTTCTCCAAAAGTCGTGTCTGTAAAGTACTTAACATATTTGTCAAATACTGGTAGTTTATAGGGGTAAAATGGGTATAAAATGAATATTTCTTTGTACTATAAAGAAATTATTACATTGCCGGTGGTGGTGGTGCGAATTGGGCTTGTATCTTTGACAAGTCTTCTTTTCTTTCGTAGTTACGCATATCGTACATCTTACGCAGTTTTGATATCTGCTTTAATGTAAGTTTTGTCTTACGCAACTCTCCAAGTTGAGGAACACTGTTGTCGTCTTCTTGATCCTGGTAACCTTCTGGAGGTGCTTCATAAAATTCAAATAGTTTCATAATAGTATTTATACAGGAGGAGCTTCTGGAACGGCAGCATCAACGTTAATATCAATTTCTTCACCTCCCATTGCTGGGTCGGCAGCTTCGCCGTCTGCAGCTACTGCATCACCCATTGCAACATCGCCTTCGATGTCACTTGGACTAACACCAACTGTACGTAAATCACTGCCAGTTGGTTCTACATCAACTGGTTGCCCAGTTTCTTCTTGCCACATTTCTGTATTCTCTTGTAGTTCATCATCAGTTAATCCTAAGTAACGTTTCATAAGAAAACGCTTACTCATATAAGGCAAAGGCTCTAATGCACCAAATGCTTGCATTCTAGTTGTATCAAGTTCTGCTTGACGATAACTAGCAAAGTTTTGTGGTGGATTAAACTTGATTGCAAATAAACCACTGTCAATATTAAAGCCTCTCCAACGCAAGAACATCTTAAATTCGTCGTCTAGTTTATCAATCACTTGCTTTTGTAATCTTTCACAGTACTGATTGAATCTATATTCTTGTATCAGAGCAGTACCAACACGACCGTCATTCATCGGTCGATCTGAATCATCTGGACCAGTAGGCAAGTATGAACTTGGTACACGAAGTCCTCTACACATTTTATTGTTAAAGTATTTTAAATCATCAATCTGTCCAAGATTTTCACCGCCTGGTAGTGTTTCTACTTTAGAACCACGTCCTTCCGCTGTTTGTGGAAAGAAGTAATCTTCGTTGATTGATAGTGGATTGTATGTTGTATCCATTGATGTTTGGCCTTGTCCGCCATTTGCACTAGGAATACGTCTTTGATGTACTTCGTTTTTAACACGCTCAACAAACTGCATAGCAAGATGTGATGGCATGTTACCTACATCAATGTAGAATACTCTACGTTCTGGTGCACGTTGTACACGATAGATTAGTATCGAATCTTCAAGTAGCTCTTTTTGTTTAAACACTTTGAAAATCATTTCCAATACACTTTGACTGAAAGGCCAGAAAAAGTCTAAACCTTCGCTAAGGCCAAGATGCACTACGTTCTTTGCATCAATCACAGTTTCGTTTATTGAATTTTCAAATCTACTGCCAGTGCTTGGCTGGTTTGGAATATTATAGTTTGCTCCGCCGCCCATTGCGCCGTTGCCACCAGTTCCGAGGATCTCTCCAGCGTTGCCTGCACCGTAATTAGTAGTGTTCTTAGCAGTGATACTCATATTTTGAAAGTTAGGATTGATGTCACGTATAACGTACTGCTCAGGACGCTTGCCTTCGTTTTCGTTTACAATGACTTTTACAACTTTGCTCATGTCAACCCAATACATTTCAAAAGTTTCTGGGTCACGCACAAATACTTGATCTCCGTACTTTAGTGTGTTACGGAAAATACGAAACATACGCTGATCAAACTTGTTTAGTTTGGTCCACTGTTGTAGTTGCTTGCGAATAATTTCAATTTCGTTGTTTGTTGGTGTATCTGTATAAGCTACTTCAAATGGTGTATCGTTGCTTTCGTTTGTTTGTGTAGAAAATTCAGCAATAATATCAAGACATGCATTGATTTCACTATCATTGTCCATGTTCTCATATTGATTATAACGTTCAATTCTGTTAGGATGACCTGAGTATACTTCTGGTAGATGACTTTGATAGTTTTTAAAACCAAATTGTCCGCCTGAGCCACCTGATCCGTAACTAGGACCTCGTGAGTTTTGTCCACTGATAGGACTTAGTTGGCCACCTTCGTTACCGACAGCTTTGAAATATTTTTTCCAAGACATATGCGTTCCAATATACTCTTTGTTATATTGTATTTATCACTACTGACGGGTCGCGTGTAATATCTCTTCGTTGGTCGAATTACTGCGTGCCATTTGAGTTATAAGTTGATCTAGTCTGTTTAGTTGTGCTTCTGCAAGTGCGTTACCACTGCTTGCTCCGCCTGCAGTATCTCCTACAGATTGTAATTTACTTAACTCACTAATTGTTTGATCAATTGGATTTCCAACACCTCCAAGAGCAGCCATAGATCCGCCGGCTGGTCCGGCGTTTGGTGTTACCATTCCGCCCATACTGCCCATTGTTAACAACTCAGGACCTTTTTCTCCTACTATGTAACTTTCTCCAGCAGCGGCTGGGCCGCCTACTGCTAATCCTTTTATCTTTGGAGTAGTACCGCCTTTGCCTGTGGACTCTTCTTTTTTGGCAACTTTATCAGCTACATCATCTTTTCCAGGACCACTAAACCAAGCACCAAGTGCTAGTCCAGCCATTGATCCAAGTTTTGCACCCAATACAGTCCCCACAGGACCTATTAATGATCCAACAACTGCACCAATTGCACCGCCGGCAATTCCGCTTATGGCAGTGGTTTTTGCATCTGGCATCTTATCTTCAACAGATTCGAGTTTACTTTTAGCATAGGCTTCTGGACCCATTGCAACCATCTTGTTCATCTCTACTGCTGACGCTAACAAACCTTTTGTCATTGTACTGACAGCTGCGGTCATCCCTGGCATTGCTTTTATTGCTAATTTGTCCATTTCGGTAGCAAACTTTTGCATTTGTAGACTTGAGTCAACTAAACCTTTAGTGGCTGCATCAGTGGTATTAGCAAGGTCTTTATTCTTATCAATGGTCTTTTGGAAGTCAGCTGCACTTAGGTCGGCTCTTTGTGAAAATTTCTGTAATCCAAGTATACTGTTTTCAATTGGAGTACCAAGTCCTGCTAGTTTACCAAGTCCTGCAGGCCCGCCAAAGTTGGCAGCAGTTTTTTTCAATCCACTTTGAATCATTGCACTTGCTTCTGCAGTGCTTATTTGTCCTTTACGCAACATGTCAACTGCCATTGCACCTTGTTCACCAGCAGAGATAGCAAATTGCTGAGCTGCTTCGGTACCAAGGTTACCTGACAACGCATCTTGTAAACCTTTTCCAATGTTTTCGTCAATACCACTTATAACTGCAGCAGTATCTTTCATATTAGATGCGGCTTTTTCTCCGTACTTGCCTTGTACTTCTGCAAGTGCACCAACCATACGTGCATTACTCAGTTGACTGTCTAGTTCTTTTTGTTGTTCTTCAACACTTTTTCCAGTAAGCCTTGACAATGCCGTTAAACGTTTGATGTACTCTGCTGAACCTTGTGCTAAGTCTCTTGAACTACGTCCTTCAACATTTCCTTGTCGTGCTTGAAGTTTTATGTAGTTTGCAGTCATTTCATTCTGTTGCTTTGCACCTACACCCAATGCAGTAAGCTCTCTTCTAAACGGAGTCATTGCTTCACTTGCATCTGCAAACTTTTTTGCACCAGTTGCAGTATCACCAAAAGCAAATGCCAAACCAGCGGCTGATTCTTTGGTTACACTTGCAAAGTCTTTAAAACTTATACCTGCTTGAATTGCTTGATTTGCTAATCCTGTTAAACCATCGGCACCAACTGCACCAGATTGTGCCATCATTCTAAATGCAGTGTTTGCATTATCCATTTCAGCAGTGATCTTTTTGCCAATTTGTGCGGCCACATCAGCAGTTGCTTCAGCTAATGCTGCGGCTGCTTTACTAACACCACTTACCAAGTTGCCCATAGCAGGTCCAACTAGAGGAATTGCACTTATTGCAGTACCGGCTGCATCACCAAGTCCAGCAGTGAGTTTGGCAGTGGTTTTAAACATACCTGCGGCTATATCAATTGATCCGTTTAAACTTGAGAACTGTTCTCTGCTGTCTCTAACTGCATTACCAGCATCGATAACACCAATTGCAAAGTTTCCAACATTTCTTGTTGTTCCAGCCAAGGCGCCAGCAAATCGCACTGATCCTTTAGTGCCATCTTTATAACCACTGGTTGATATTTTTTGTGCATTACTTTGAGCTTTGGATCCCCTGGTAACATTGCTTAATGCTTTGTTAACTTTATCCATCTCTTTAGGATCGACACTTTTAGTATCTTTGAAGGTTTGTTGGAGCTCCTGGATTGCTCTGGTTAGTTCTTCAGTAGTTTGGTCGTCAGCCATTTAATTTATCACCCGTTTTTACGTCATATAAGTACATATACACATATATTTATGGTAGGAAAAAACATGATCGAGAACAACGCAAATCCGTTGGCTAAACATTTCAGACAGCCAACAATTTATATTAAACTACCAAGCGATGGTGCATGGAATGATGAGGGAACTCTTAAAAGTACTGAAAACGGTGAGTTACCAGTATTTCCAATGACTGCACTTGATGAAATTGCATACAGAACTGCTGATGCATTGTTTAACGGAAGTGCAGTTGCTGATGTTATTAAGAGTTGTATGCCAAATATCTTAGATCCATGGCAAATAAGCAGTGCTGATCTTGACACAATTTTAGTTGCAATAAGAATTGCAAGTTATGGTCATGAAATGGATTTTACCAGCAAGTGTCCAAAATGCGAAGAATCAAATGACTTTAGCATTGACCTACGTGAAATCATGGAAAAGATCAAGATGCCAGACTTTTCAGAGCCTGTGACAATTGGTGATATAACCGTCTACTTTAAACCTCTTACCTACAAAGATCAAAATGATAACAACACTGCACAGTTCCAAGATCAAAAAATGCTTGAAGCATTACCAACTTCAGACATGCCCGAAGAAGAAAAGATTGCTGCACTACAGCAGGCATTTAATAATATTAGTCTACTGACTCTTAATGCAATTGCTGATAGCATAAGCATGATGAAGACAGGAGATGATGTCGTAGTTGACAAAGAACACATCAAAGAGTATTTGCAAAATTGCAATAACAAATCATTTGACAAAATACGCAAGAAGATTGAACAAGTAAAACTTGACGGTGAAATGAGTCCTTTACAAATTGTATGCAATGATTGCAAACACGAGTACACCACTCCGTTTACACTTAATGTTGCAAATTTTTTCGCATAAGGCTCTTAACGTCCGGTCCCGAAGAAATCGAAAAGATTATCGCAGACATGGACAAAGAAGTTAAGGGCCTAAAAGAAGACATGTTTAAAATGGTTTGGTTTATGCGTGGCGGAGTTACCTATCAAGAAATTGTCAACATGAGCGGACCCGAGCGTGACATGATGGGCAAACTTATCAAAGAAAACTTAGAAACTGCAAAGAAGACCGGACAACCGTTTTGGTAATAGACCAAGTAAAAGCAGACATTGAACAGTGGTTGGTTAACTTTGTTGAAGTTCCGCATCCTGCATTAGGCAACTTTCCGCCTTGTCCTTTTGCCCGACAGGCAAGACTACGCAACAAGTATGATGTTAGACTCGGAGATGATCTCGAACGTGATTTGTTTCTGTTTGCTAAGAAAAAATACTTAGGCAAAAATGATGTAATCATATATGCTTATCCTCCCAAGCAATATGATGATGCATACTTTAATTTTGTTGTCGATGTTATAAACACTTCAAAAGGATTTACTAAACGTAACCTACTGGCACTCGGCGATCACCCGGATACAGTTGAAGAACAAAATGGTGTGTGCTTTAACATGGGTAAATATGCACTTGTACTCATACAAGACAAAACAAAACTTCAGGACCATGCAAAAATGTTAGCTCACAAAGGATACTATGATGGATGGGATGAAGAATACCTGCAAGAAATATTTGCACACAGAGAAGACCCAAGAAAATGATATACGCAAGAATTAACCTAAGCGAAACTAACTATGAAGTTATACCTGAATACAAGAAAGTAAAACTTCCTCCAATAGTTCCAAACACACTGGAAGCAATCTATAATGCCTATTGTATTCATAAAAAGTTTAAAAGTGTTATGCCAATATTCGACGAAGAATACTATGACGAAAAAAATGAAGTATTTGGGTACTATGAAAAGGAAGAAAAACTGGTTGCATTCAGTCTGTTTCGATGTTATAATAGTAAGAACGTTGAAGCAGTACAATTTGCTTGGGACTATGCAAACCCAGGATTGCGTTTAGGCATACGCAGTTTAAAAAACGAATGTGCAATATATAAAAAACGCGGTTTTGACTTTTTGTACTTAGGTCAAGCAGATGATTACAAAACAAAAATTGACGGATTTGAAATACTAGGAGGAAGATTATAATGAACGTTTACACAGTTTATGCCGATGTTAAAGAAGGTATAGATGCACGAACTTTTGTGGCTAACATGAAGCTTTTCCTAGATAAATTACCCACTATGCATGCCTATCGAATCACAAGATGTAAACTAGGATTTCGTAGTATGGACTTACCAGAGTTTAGAATTGATATGGAATTTAAAACAATGCAGGCTCTTGATGATGCAATGTCGCATGTTATATCAAATGCAGATGACATTGAAACTGCACACGTAGGTTTTAACCAGTGGGTAGATGGAGAAACTATTCAACACTTTCTCTACAGAGACTATCCAGACTAACACCAACCATTTACATAATCTTCTAACATAACCTGACGTATACGCAGTCGTTGTAGATCAGTAGGTCCTGCTCGCATGGTATTGTCACGGCGATGATGTGTGTCCAATGCTGCCACACCAAGTATTCCTGCTATCTTATGCACGTGTTTGTAGTTGTAGATATGTGTGTAGATATCTCTGTTGGAACCAAGCCGTGCAGTGTTTGTGTCGCAGTGATCTGCTACATTTGAATTTTGTCTGTATACCTCAATGTCTTTGAGAAAGTTTGTTAAACTTGGATTCTGAATCCACAAATTTTTATTTGCTGGATTGCTCATGGTATGATAGAAGCCACTTACAAATTTATCAATCGGATCACGCCACAGTGCTATGCGTATGTCTGCGTCTAGTAGCTCTGACTCGAACTCCTCAAATGATCTAGCCTTGTTGTATACACCAGGTGCTTCGTTTTGAAAGTTTTGATAGAACTGTTCTTCTTTAGGATCAGCATTCCATAATGCTTGTGCTACATAACTCAACATAGTCGTAGTACTACATTTATGATTACGCACTATTGCAACAGTTCTATTATTGTGCTTAAACTTTATCAATCCCATATGCTTATTTAATAAGATGTCTAAAGACATCTATTGCTTCGCTTTGCTTCAGCAATATTTTTATTACGAGTGTAACGAAGTAATCAGTTATCATCTAGATAGTTTAGTCATACTTGCCCTACTACGGGCAAGTGAACTGAAAAGATGTCATCATCTGAGTTATCCAGTCATTTGAATAAAGAGATTTACATTACTGTATCAGGGGCGGTTGTGCTGTACCCCTTACTCTAGCCTTGTCTCACAACGGAGCGTTTGATATACCCCTTCAAACAAAGTATACAAACGTATGGGTTGTATCTGTTTCACAGAGCCCATGTCATTCTAGCCTTAAGTTAGCCTTATCCTTTGACGCACCAGTTCTGTCGGCTACAACTTGCGTTGGCAGACTTCAAGGTGGATCGAGGTTCCTCGATCAAACGATGTCATATTAGCTTGGGAAATTTAAAAAGTTGCTCTGAGCATTGCTCTAGTAGTGCCTGTGTCATAGTTGTTTATGACATTATTATCTGGGTAGTTAATTTAGTCTTTCAATATGCCTTTTTGGTGTACACGGACCCGTATGTGACCGTTATACCATTGTTTTGATTCTAGTACCTTGTGCGTGAATTGTTCTCTTGCTTCGATATAACTTAGTTGACTTTTACTGCTACACCAAAACATTATTTCACGTTTAAACTTGTCTTTTCCTAATAGTTCCACATCCGCGGTCAGTTCATCACTGCTTCCGTAATAGTCTTTCCAATCGCTTTCAACTGTATACCTACGTTTGTTTGTTCTTCCTTTTAGAGGCTTCTTACTGCGTTTGAACTGTGTAAGTTTTTTTCCAATGTACTTTCTATCATTGGTGGTATTGGTTATCAAATATACAAACCCTATGAACTCTGCAGGAATTTCAGTGACCTCTTTGTTTTTGTATGTCCAAGTCATAGTAGTAGTTACCACTCGGTGACATGTGTCTTGTCTAAAAGTTTACTTTTAATACATTTTGTTTTACATTCTAAATTATCAAATTTCTTAAAATCTTTTTGCCACCATTCGTCTTGTAGTATTTGATCCAATGTGTTATTATACAGGTTAAATTTAGTTTCTGCAAGATGATTCCATTTCTTGTTATGAGGATAACGTAAGGCAGTCCAACAACAAGGATAAAATTCGCCTGTGCTTTTTAAGAACACGCCTTTGTTTCCTATATAACAAAGAGCAGGGTACTGCTCACTTTGTTGTAATTTTTTTGCCCGTTTCCAAAAGATTTCTTTGAGTTCAGCACCTGGCCTTTGTCTTGCAGTAATATAATTTTGTTCTCGTTCAAATCTATGTCCGCTAGCCACTAATTTTTTATCTGTTGGTTCGAGTAAATCATTGTTACCATATGCATCTGGGTAGGTACAACCAAATTTTGTACTTTTGGTAAGTTGCCAACAATCAAAATTGTAAGCATGAGCTAGTGTTGAGATATTCTTCAAACCTTTTTCATTGAATCGAAAAGCAATTGTATCAACTACTGTATATGTTTTCGAGTTGTATTTGCGAAACGTACTGATGCCGTCAATAATACTATTCCAATCACAGTTTACACGATACTTACTGTTGCTTTCTTGATCCCATCCGTCAAGACTCCAATGTATTTCGTCTTGTTCGTTAAGTGATGATGCAAGCTGTTCCCACCAGTCAGTTGTTTTATAACTTCCATTTGTAATAATAACCAAATGAATACCAGGACTTATACTTTTTATCCACTGTACTATTTGCAAGAATTCCTTTGCGTAAATTGGATCTCCGTCATCACCACAAAAAGTTATTTTACGTATCTTTTCAATTGTGTTCTGTCCAATTTGCTCTTGGAAAAATTTTAAATTTAGACTACGGTTTAACAGAGTCTCTGGAATCTCTGCACGTGTGCATCTTGGGCATTTGAGTGTGCAAATACTACTCACTTCTATATGCCAATGGTCTAATGCTATGTTCATGCTACATCTATATCCGTACTATAACTTGTGAAGCCATTTTCTTTAACAACTTTTAACAAATTATTTACTCTACCTGCTAGTTCATCTTTGTGTGACACCAACCAAATACTTTTACCACGCTCTCTTGCCATCTTCTTAAGCAGTGCAAGTGCGGCTTCAACTCCTGATGTATCCATACCTGAATCAATCATCTCATCAATGAATAGTAAGTTTATTGAACCGTATAAACTTTCCCATACATCGCGGAATGCCCAACTCATGCTGATAATAAGTCTGTTGCGTTCACCTCTACTTAGGTTGTCAAAGTCTAAGTCTCTGCCAAGTTCCTGTATTTCAACAGTCAAATCGTTTTGGAATATAACTGTGTGTGGTAATCCTATTCTATCTAAATAGTGTGTGAGTCTTGAATTCAAATAACTTAGATTTTGATCAATAATACGTTTACGCACAAAACTATCTTTGTTTGTTAACAGTTTTAACAAGAAGTCTTGATGATCATATAGTCTAGTAAGGTCGTTTAGTTTGTCATAGGATATTTCAGTGGCAGCAGTTGTCTGCATTTCTACTATTTGATCAACGTAAGGATCGGCTTCTGCACGTTTGCTTTGTAACTGTGTTTCAAGTGAGGATAAAGTTGATCTATGATTGTGTGCATCAGACACGCTATCATAAAAAACTCTTGGTCTCGCTGCAACCTCTTTCTTATCTGCCTTGAGTGCAGAGATTCCTTCCTGTATTTCTCCAAGGAAATCACTTGCCCCATTGTATTCCTCCTGTGCTTTAGCCACATGTTGTTGATGTGTTTCCATATGATCAACACTCTGTCCACAACTGCCACAAGTGCCTGATTCTAAACTGTCTACTGCTTTTTTAGTTCTAGTGACATCTTTTTCTGCTCTACCAACTTGTGCAGTCAGTGCGGCAATGTCTTTTTGTAATTGTGTTTGTGTATTGTTAAGTTCAGTCCACGTTAGGAGGTCATCCTGAGCGGCTAATTCTGCATCAATATCAACATGTGCAAGATCATCAATAGCAGTTTCAAACTTTTTAACATCTTCTGCCTTCTTGTTCATCCACAGTGTTTGTCTGCGTTGAAGTGCTTTTACTTGATCTCCTATTTTGTCATTTGCAGTTTGCAATGCTTTGATTGTCATTTCTTCTTGCTTGATATCATCACGTGTGCGTTTGCTAAGTTCCTTGATCTTGTCGGCACGTTCACTGAGTTGTGTTATTCCTAGCAGTTGCTCGATTATCTCTCTTTGATCGTTTTGTTTTAGACTCAAAAACGGTTCGGTATATGTGTTCAGTGCTACCAAGTGTTTGAACATGGTATGACTCATGCTCAACAGTTTTAGTATAGCACCTTGTGTTTCTCTACTATCACCTTGTGCATAGTCATCTGCTTCTTGTTCACTGTCGTTGATATAAAACTTTAGTACATTGGGCTTTCTTCCACGTTCGATACGATAGCATTGTTCACCAACACAAAAGTCTAAACTAACCATCATGCCTTTTGAATTGGTCTTGTTTATGAGATTGTCACGACGTATGTTTGTGAGTGCTTCACCATAGAGTGCATAACTCAGTGCATTGATGATTGTAGTCTTACCAGTTCCGTTACGTGAACCATCACCACCTAAGTCAATGTTCTCACCAAGTACCAGCGTGAGGTCTTGTCTGTCAAAGTTAATTGCTTGTGTGGCATTACCCACACTCATAAAGTTTTTGACTGTCAAGTCTTTGATTTGAATCATATTTTGTTTACAATCTGCTCAATTTCGTTATTGCATAACCAATGATAATGATCATAGTTATGTTTCAAAGTATCTTTGTATTGTAACATAGTTTCACGTATGTCGTCAATCGAAAACTTGCTTATACGAGTAAGTTCCTCAACAATACATTCCATACGTTTGTGTGGATTTTGAATAGTGTCGTATTCTTCGTTGATGAATGGTGCAAAAGTTTTAAAGCCTTTTTCTTGTATTTGAGCCAATGTTCCTGGCGAACCTACAATAACAAACATCCTTTTATGCACAATAGGTCTTATGGTTTTTTCTGTAATTTGTGGATAAGGATAGTTATAAACTGTTTCGGTTACAACATCAATTGCAAAATATTTGTAAAAATCACAGAATATATTTTTGTTTTTGTGGTGTTCGTTTGTTTTTCCTTTTATAAGAGGATCTCGATATGTTTCTCCTACAGACGAGTCAAATTGGTTGCTAAAGTTCCATGCTTCGTTGATCCGAGTAAATGGCTTTGTGTATACTCGATGAAACATTAGAGACTTCCTTTGTAAGAAACTGCATATGCATCTAGTAAATTCCTTTTTACCAGCATATTGTATAGCATATTTCTATGTAGTCGGTTTACCCCAAACATTGATACACCATGTTTGACAATTGATGATTCTGCAATGTTGCACTCTTCTTGGTTCAATCCTACTCTTACTGTATTATCAACAGTTAAACAATTGTCTATGATGGTAGGAAAATTATGTTCTTGCATCTCTGTAGGTATCAGTATCTCAAATTCTTTTTTTATATTCCGATGGTTTGTAATTAGTATTAATATATTCAATGATATATCATTGTGCAAAAACGTTCTAACCAAATTAAAAATACTCAATCCATACGGACAACTCGGTAGGTAATAGTCTGTGTCAAAATGACTGATAACATAACGGTCATTGTGAGCATACACTTCTTTTTTTGTTTGCAACAACCGATCAGAAACTAACTGAAAATCATGGTCTACAGAAGGTAACGCAAATTTATCAAGTATGTTAAATTTAGCCGAAAGTGCATTAACAAATACATTCGAAATGTTCAACTACAGACTCCTGTATATTTCCAACAACAGTTTGTTATCATAGAATTCGGAATCAATGTTTATGATTTGTTCTGTAACAATTTGGTCAACACTTTCAAATTTAATATCGCCTGGTTGCATTTCTTCTTCTAATGCACTGCGTTTGTTAGGTATAAGTGCCATCTCACGCAGTTTGTATTTGGTTGCAAACTGTTCTTTGATGTAGTTTGCTTCTTCATAGGATATTTCTATATCCAAGTTTACTCTAACATGCATGTTTGGTTTTAGTATTGTGTCAGCATAGTCAATCACCTGCGACAAGTCAAGAACTTTGTACAATGGTTGATCTGGCCAAGCAATGTATTCTGGTTCTTTGCCCCATTCAAGTATCATGCAACCACGTTGATCATCGCCAGCATCTGAAAAGTTGTGCGGAAATGCATTGCCAATATAGTTGATGTTGTTTTTCTGTTGACGCAAATGAAAGTGTCCGCTAAACACTGTGCCATACTGCTGGAAGTGTTCTGATTTAATCTCTCCGTGATCAGGCATCTCAACCATGGCATTCATTTTAAAGTGCGGAAGTTCAAAGTGTCCAAACATATACTGAGCACTTGCAGTTTTAATCTTCTTGTGATCATCACCAACCAGCCAAGGACACAGTATCACATCATCCTGTTGAAACCAGTCATTGCATATCTTTAGATTTGGAATATGTTTTGCCCATTCAAAACTGTATATGTCACGTTTGTCTCTGTAGTACAAGTCATGATTGCCAGTTATAAAATATGTAATATCAAAACTACGTGAAAGGTTTTCTAATGCACGTAAACTGTGGCTCATGGTTTGCAAACTTAAACTTGCTCTATGATGATGCCAATCTCCCATGAAGATAGCAGTCTCGCAGTTGTGTATTTTGCCCTGTTGTACTGCCCACTCTACAAAGTTTTCACAGTCCTGATTGTGCATGATGCTATTGCTTTTCATGCCAAAGTGGATGTCTGTGAACACTAGAGCTTTTTTAAACAAACCCATATGTGTGTCCTATTTTTTAGCGGCTTCTGGTTGTAGTTTTTTTGCGTCTGGCGAATTGTTAAACTGTCTTGTCCAACTTGGATTTAATCCGTTTTGTTCAAGTATATCATCTCTTATGTTTTGATTTTTCTTTTCAATGTTTAACACTCTTGTAAAACTGTTGGTGATAGCGGCAGTATAATAAGCAAATGGATTTTGACTCTTGCTTTCGTCAAACTGTAGTCCAATTTGACTTAGTTGTAGTAGTGCTTGTCCACGCATCTCTTCATTGTAAGTGTATCCACGCCAGTTTGATCTTGTAGCATAACGTTCACACAACTTAATAAACATGTGTGCAAGTTTATCAGTCATCTTGCCATGTTCTTTTGAGAAGTATCCGTTTTCCATTCCGCCAAGCCAGTGTGATTTGCCAACAATATACGGCACACGATTTTCATCAATCATATAATGCCAAAAAGGAGGAAAGTTTAGTTTTATATAGTTAAGATCCTGCTCAACATCGCTCATCAGTTCTTGCAATCCATCATCTTCAACATCAACATCATCCATCTCTAGCAGTTCTTCTAGTTTGCTTTTTTTCTTTTCTTGTGCTTTGGTAAGTTTTTTTGGAACCATTGGAATATGATCCCAACAGGTAACACGAAACACAAGTTCTTGGTTGTTTAGTTTTGTTGGATCGAGTATCTCACCAGTTAGTCTTTTGATACGATCTGCTTTGTTGCGTCTTGCTTCGGCAACTGTACGTTGATTGATCTTGTCTACACTAGGTACAATAATATCATACTGTGCATACTCTTTTTCAAGATACGAACAGTAAGTGCTTTTGCTTTTGTGAATTTCTTTGAGTATGTCTCTATTGTTTAGATAGTTTACTTTCTTAGGTGCTTTCACCGGTGGCATATAATTCTCCTTTGCCTTAATACATTGTGTATTATACAACATTACTTATCAAAAGTCAATCATTAACTACGCACTTTTTGGTAACCATAAATAAGACTATAGGAGATAATATGGCAGGTTACGATCCAGCAAAAGCCGCTAGAATGAATGCACTAGCACAACAGTACCCAAACGCATCTTTAAGCACATTGGCTACGTTGGCACGAGTTTCAGTTAGTGATTTAGGAAACTACACAAACGATAGTGTAGGAACAAAAGCTAGTAATGCAAACTTTGGTAGAGTAACTAGTGAGCAGTCACAAAACACCCAATCTACTAATACTGCAAGAAATTCTGCAGGATCTGGATCAGCTTTTGCTGGCAATGATCTTCCGACTACTACAGTATCTAGCGTAAGCTCAACACCAAGTATAAATCCATTCACTGGTAGGGCATACACAACACCGCCGACTCCAGTAGTGACCAGTCCTACAAGTTCACAGAACAACACAAACACAACGGGTTCAGGTACGTCATTTCAAGGCGGAGGAACTATAGCAAGTCAAGCATTTGGAAATGGAGGTCGTGATCCAGCACCAGCACCAAATCCTTTTCCAGCACCGCCACCAGCAAGACCAGTGCAAGCACAAGATTCAGATGTTGATTTTACAGACGCATATGGCGAAAATTTTAGACAAGCAACTCCCGTACCAACACCAGTTGTTCAACCACAAGATGATGATGTAGATTTTACTGATGCTTATGGTGATAGTTACACAGAAGTTACACCAATTCCGCCTAGTACAAGACGTCCTGGTGTTGAACAAGCACAACCATTTCAACCGCCACAGAGTCCACCTCAAGACTATGAAACTGACAATGAATTACCTGGCGACGACTATGACCAAGATTTTAGAACTGCTGATGATATTGCAAGAGCAAACAGAGCAGATGTACCAACGCCTACACCGCGTCCAGATATCAATGCACCTGAACCTCCACCAGCAAGACCAGCACAGGAAATATCACAGGTAGATGATTTTAGTGGAACTGGTATTACAGAAGTAGATGACTTCAGCGGCCCAAGTAGAAACGTAACTCCAGTTGATGATTTTGCTGAATATCAAGCACCTGCACAGGTAGATGACTTTGGTGATCCATCACGTAATCCTGCACAAGTAGATGATTTTGCTGAATATCAAGCACCTGCACAAGTGGATGACTTTGCAGAAATTAATACTCCAGCACAAGTAGATGATTTTGACGGTTATTCAAACAATGACTTTGGAACAGAAGATCCAGGTCTAGATGCATTCGGCCCAGGACCGGCACCAGCACAAGTAGATGATTTTGCTGAGTATCAACCACCTGCACAAGTAGACGACTTTGGTGAAATAAACACACCTGCTCAAGTAGATGACTTTGCTGATTATAGTGACAATGATTTTGGCACAGAAGATCCCGGACTTGATGCATTTGGGCCTGGTCCAGCACCTGCACAGGTTGATGATTTTGCTGATTACTCAGACAACGACTTTGGTGCTCAAGTTGATGACTTTGGTGATCCAACACGTAATCCAGCACAAGTA